TACATTCTTTTTCAGTAGGTTTTGTACTTCCATCATGTATTACAAGATTTGAATAAATTTTATTAGTGGGGTCACTCCAACCAAACCAACAACCTTGTTTTACTGTTATTAAATAATGTTCAATATGTGTAGGTCTCATTATGTATCTCCTAATCTTGTAAAGATTGCATATGAATCATTTCTGCCTGAATCGGCAGCCCAGTTAACAGTATTATTAATAGTTTTAAATTTTACTTTACAATTAGTTGTGCTTGTAACATCAAATATTAATTCAGCATGAACGCTAGTATATAGATTACCACCATCATCATTATTCATGTGAGAATATGCCCAAGATTTTGTGTTGTAACTACTATTGTTAGTAGTTGTCATTATATGAAGTTCAATATTATCTTGATCGTCATTTTTATAACCATATAGTTGACACATAATATGCCAATGGCCTGTTGATGGAAATGTAAAAATGCCACTACTTTGAGTAAATGTTGCGTTTTTATCACTTTCAGACCAGTTTACAATAGGATCTGCAGCCCCTGACCAAGTAGTATTTACTCTCCATTGTGCAAAATCCATATTAACAGGTACATTTGTCAATGAAGCACCTGATATGGCAGGTAATGCTCCTGATAATTTAGAAGCTGATACTCCATTTATATCCGCATCTATTATGCAACCATCAGGCAAACCTCCTGCTGAGATTCCTGTAACTGTTCCTGATCCGTTAATTGCAATAGGCATAATTTAAACCACCGTATAAACTGAACCGCTAGGTATCGTGAGGGTCACGCCTGCGTTAATTGTAATTGGTCCTGCACTTAGAGCATTACAAGTAGCTCCAAATTCAGTGCCTAATGTGTAATTAGTCGTCATGGTTGTTCCATTCTCCATGAACAGCTTGTCAGAGCCTCCTCCGACGGCTCCACCCCCTGACTGATCAACGAATGAGAGCGTTCCTCCACCATCTGTAGCAAGTACCTGTCCATTCGACCCCTGGCCCGTTGGGAAGGTAGCAACTTTGGTTCCGTTAGAAGTAATAGAAACCAATCCATTACCACTTTTAAATATTCCTGTATCAGTATCTGAGCTGAATGTTATAGAAGGAACTGCGACAGTTCCATCTGGAAATGTTCCACCGGCATTTAAATAATCTGCACCGGCAAGTATCACTCCAAAGAATGATTCTCCTGAAGCTGGAGCAGAACTAAAAACTATGTTTGTACCAGTAAATTTAAATCCAGTTGTACCTGTAGAATCAGGTTTCTGGATTACACCACCAACAGATATTATGCATTGTATTTCATACTTTGGGAAAGGAACTGGTGAAGAACCTCCGACCTGTAGAGCAAAAGAAGTGGTACTACCATTAAAACTACCGGATATATCATCTATAGTTTTGTAATCTTCGTTTGCCCTTATGTCATTTCCAATATATGGCATGACTGTTTAACTACTATATTCTTTTTCTGTTCTTATTTTACAGCGAGTAATCTTCTGACTTATGTATTAGGACCAGCTGTTGATGGTTGTGTTGGCCAGACAACATCATCAGGAGTCTTATCTTTATAAGTCTGAGGAATATCTCTAATAACTTGTCTATATGCAGCCCATTGAGCTTGATCTACAGTTGCACCAGATGTCATTGTCCAATCTGTATCTCTTAATATCTGATTTCTTTTAGCTCTAACATCATCCCAAGTTAATCCATCAGCAGCTTCGGCTGTGTTTGTCTTTGCCCACTCAAGGTACTCTTGGTAGTCTGTGTTTGCAGGGTCAAATGGAATTGAAGTTTTACCATCTTTTAATACAGCACAATCTGCTGTACGTTGTGCATTTTTTTGTAATTTATATGTTGTCATTAATTAAAGCTCCGCAGAAAAAACAAATTGACCAAAGCCAGAGTTAGAGAATATTTGTCCTGATAAACCTGTGGTATAGCTTGAGGCAAGAGTAGCTGCAAGCATACCATCATAACCCCAAGTTCCTCTATCATTTCCATTGGCAGTTGTAAACTCTGATGTAATACTAGATACTGCTGTAGCAGTCCAACTACCAGTAAGAACACTAGCTTCAAAACTACCAGTAGTTGATACGCTTGGTGCTGACCTCATTGGTAATAAACCAACCATAATATAAACTCCATTCCCTGCTCCATGTACTACAACATTAGCAAAGTTCATTCTTTCGCTTGTTGCATTACTTGTCATTACTTGGCAGTAACGAGAACAAAGACTTTTCTCAACTGCTAATGACCTATGCTCAAAATCTGTTGCCACACTGCCTAATTCTAATTGAACTCCTGTAACATCAAATGTTGCATCATTTGTTGTATACCATGTTGTAGTATTGTCAGCAAAACGAGAACTACTACTATAAGTAGCCCATGATTCTAATGTCACACCACTAGCTGTATAATTCGTGCCTGCAAAAGGCCAAATATCAATATATAATCCAGCTCCATTATTATTATCAATATCTACAGTTGGGCTTGTATTGCCAGGTATTTTGACCGTTACTTTTTTCCAAGCACCAGCAGTCAATGCAAAACTAAAAGGAAAACTTCTTTGAGTTCCATCAACACTCTGTATGTTCCCATAAAAAGTTTGTGTAACACTTGATTTTACCCAAAAAGATAAAGTGAGAAAACTTGTAGCTGATTGAGATCTCCAACCAGAGTTTGCTATGTTCTGTGCCTCTAATGCCTGTCTAAATAAAATATAATCAGCAGCCCCAGCACCACCTGTCTGGTTTCCATTTGTAATTCTTAAATATTTTGTAAATCCTAATTCATATGGGCCAGCGTCACTACTTGATATGCTTTCTTGTGAAGTAGTTGGTGCTTCATCTGTACCGTTGAATAAAGTTTTCATACGATCAACTACAAATCCCTCAGAGGTAGATGACGTACCACGTTGAGCCACTTGCATAGCTCCGTTGATTATTAAATTCTTATTAGCACCAACCTTTGCTTTAAGTTCTGTTCCTAAAGTAGAGGTCTTTACATTCGTAGAAAGTCTATCTGAGCTTACTGTATTAAGAGCCATTTGTTATACCTCCTTAAGTCTGTTCTAGATAACTTACTGCTGCATCTAAAGCACTTGCCGTCCCAGCTCTGATCCTTAAAACATCACTAGATTCCATAATTATTTTTGATCCACTTATAACTTCTAAAGAAGAACCTGCAGGAACTGGAGCATTCCTTATTATATAAACATCATCTCCTGTATTTGTTACTAAGTATACATCTACATCTGCACTAGATCCAGTTTTATTCGATATAAGACAGCTTAATAAAACTAGTGTTGCAGAACCACCTGCTGTTACAACATTAGTTCCTGAATTGGAAATAACCGCATTACTAACATCGGATTTTGTATCAATTTTAAAGGTGTTTGCCATATTAACCTAAAGCGAGTATGAGAGCGAGTTGATCTGGTATATCAGAGGTTCCCGAAACTGTGAGATTACCTCCTATAGTGATGTTGCCAGGAATTGTAATTACGCCCGTTGCATCTATTTTAATCCTAGCATTACTACCCGTTACTATTTGTAGCTGATCCTGTCCTGGACTAAAGACACCAGTGTCAGGGTCTCCTGCGAATTTCAAGGCACAACTGGTCAATGATCCTAATCTAAAATTTGCATTACTTGCATCCTCCAGCATCAAAGGGAATCCCCCTGCTGTAGTTGCATCATGTATACAAACAGTTTTCTTCTCAGTATCTACAGTTACTTCACCGACTGCACCTGTAAAACCAGAATGCTCCCCTGTCGTTCCTCTTCTAAATTGTACTTGAGTTGCCATAATACTATCCTAAAGCCACTGCTATTGCGGTGGCAAAGCTTTCCGTTGCAAATGCAGTCGGCATATTGATTGTGACCTTGCTACCTGTTGCAGCGGTAGTGATATTTGTACCACCTTCGATATCTAAAACTTCAGAATTCAGATCAATCGCAATAGTTCCTGAATCAGCTGTAATATCTAAATCTTCCGCTGATATTTGAGAGTTAACATAAGCCTGTGTTGCTATCGTTCCATCGGCATCTGGAATGGTCATAGTACGTGTTGTACTTCCACTAATTCCTGAACATTCGAAAGCAAGTTGTTTTGTATTATCTGAATTGTCTCTAATTCTAAAACCGTTATCGTCAGTTACAACAGCACTGGATGTTATAGAAGATAAACCAGCAATCGTCGTAGCACTACTGCCCAAGGCAATGCCAGTGCTACCAACAGTAACAGAACTGTTTGCCAGCTGGGAGTTGGGGATAGCATTAGTACCAAATTCTCCTGTACCTGAGTTATAAGATAATCCTGACCCAGAAGCAATACTTAATGTGCTTAACAACGCAACCGTTCCTGTGGCATCAGGGAATGTAATTGTTCTATCAGCTGTAGGATCAGTGACACCTAAACTTGTTTCAAAGTTATTAGCTGTAGCTCCTTCAAATATTATTGTACCTGTGACACCACTAACATTAATCGAGTTAGCTGCTCCAGCAGTCGATCCACTAGCATATAAATCTTCAGCTATAAAATCATTTACTCCTGCGAAGTTCACTGTGGTAGCACCTAGAGAAACACTTGTACTTCCTATCGTTACAGACGAGTTAGCTAGATTACTGTTAGCAATTGAAGATGCAGTTGTTAATATTGTTCCTGTTTCATTTGGTAATGTAAGAGTTTTATCTCCACCTGTGGCATCAGCTGCAGTAAGTATTGTTTCATTTGTATCAGCAGTTGATCCTTCAAATGTAATATTCCCACTCGCTATTGATATAGCATTAGCTGCATCCGCAACTCCAGAAATTAATGTGGTAGATGCTAATGATGTTAAACCAGTGATAGTCGAAGCTGTAGCTCCAAGTGCAACTGCGGTGCCTCCAATAGTTACATCATCATTCGCTAATTGAGAATTGGGTATTGCATTAGTTCCAAACTCTCCAGTCCCAGAGTTATAAGTTAACCCAGATCCAGAGGCTACACTTAATGTTCCTGTCACATCTGAGTCAGAAGGACCTGTATAAGTTATTACTCCAGTTGAGTTGTTGTATGCGAGACTTCCTAGACCTCCTGAATCTGTTACTGATACAGCTCCCCTAGCTCTGGCATTTGTAAAATATAGATTAGTATTTTCTCCAAGGTCGGCTGTAGTATTACCAGCGAAGTCTAATTTATCTGTAGAAGTATTGACCTCTTGAAATAAACCACTTACCAGCGTAATAGCCTTACGTGTTGCCATCTTTTAATTACTACTGTTAGTTCCTTATCTAATAAAAAACTTTTATTATTCTTCTATTTTATCTTTAACAATTTTAGCCCAGACGAATAGGACGCTTTATTCGTACAATTAATTCACTTGTATTAGGAGCTTCACCCACAGGAGTCACATATTGACCAGAAGTTGATGGTGGTGTCTTAACAATCTGACCTGCCTGTGAAGCTGATAAAAAGAAAAGATCACCGGCATCTAATGTTTGTGCTACAGCCACTTGGCCTGAAACTATCGCACGAACCTGATTACCTGAAGTCACTGTAGTTTCAGCAAATCCTGCAACAGTCGCCTGATCTAGAGTTCCATTCGCTATTGCTTTTCCTACCTTTCCATCAGAAGCCCTGGAATATAATGCATCTCCTTGAGTAACATCTTCAAAAGCTAAAGCTTGATAGCCGACTACCTTGAATACAATAGGGTTGGGCATTGTTGATTTAAAGTCGATCAATACATCAACTAAACCTTTTTCATTACCTACATAAGGTTCTAGATCTTTTACATCAGCCATTATCTTAGAAGTACAGGTGCATCAATATGGATTGCAAACTCGGTAGTAGTAGAAGCTTCTCCTACACGAGTTACTGCCTTACCTGCTCCAGAAGGAGGAGTTGTTGTAATAGCTCCAGCAGTTGAATCAGATAAGAAAAATAAATCTCCAGCATTAAGAGAACTTAATGTCTTTAGTCCCACTACAATTACCTTTACAGTCTCAGTAGCATTAGCTGCTGCATTGGCGAATCCTACTACAGTTGCATTCTCTAAAGTTCCATCAGCTGCACTTGCCTTTCCTACCTGACCATCAGATGTACGCATATATAAAGCATCCCCATCAGCTACATTCTCAAATGCTGTTGCATTGAATCCAACCTGTAATGGAGCAAAGGTAGGAAACCCTTCTTTCAGATCTATCAATGCATCTACTAATCCTCGCATATTATTTTCATAGGGTGAACGAGTCATAGTAAATCCATTGGCAGTCAATAAATCTACAAGAACTCCTATCGCACCTTCTAAATTTGGTTCCCCAGTAGCCATCTAATCTTAAGTTTCATATAAAACTATTCTAAGTTGTTAAATCCTTTAGAATATAGATATAAGGACTTACATTATTGATGGAACCAGAAATTATTGCTATTGCTGTGACCAGTGGACTAGCAGCTTTCACTGGTGTTATCAAATCCCTGAATGGTTTTAATGAAAAAATTCAAAGAAGATTCAACAAATTACAAGATGAAATCAATCGTGTGGAAGATGATATGATTCGAGGTTATGTATTGAAACAAGATTTTATACGTGAGATGGATACAGTCCATCAAAAACTAGATAGAATATTAGAGTTAATGATTAAACAGAACTCTAAATAGTGTATTTTAAAAAACTAGATCTCGAAGTAGACACTCCTTCTTATAAGATTGGTGAGAGAGCAGTAGAGTATGGAATAAATATAAATAATAAATTCACTGGATTATGGTACAGTGATCTGAAGATAGAAGATAAGATAAATATCATTCCACAAGAATACGAATCTGATTTCTACTTACATTTTTTAGAAGCTAATTCTTATATTCTTCCTCATTCTGATAGTGGTCCTACTGCAGTTATAAATTTTTATATTGAAACGAATAATTGTGTAACCCAATTTTATGAAATAAAAATC